GTGATTGATGGTAATGGTGGTAGAGTACTATCATATCTCCATAAAGCAATTAAACCTGTAAACCAGCTGAGAATGGTTGAGGATTCTTTGGTAATCTATCGTATCTCACGGGCACCAGAGCGTAGAATATTTTACATTGATGTTGGCAATCTACCAAAGGTAAAGGCAGAACAATATCTTAAAGATGTTATGAATCGTTATCGTAACAAATTGGTATATGATGCGTCTACTGGTGAAATTCGTGATGATAGAAATCATATGAGTATGTTGGAAGATTTCTGGCTCCCACGTCGAGAAGGTGGTAGAGGCACAGAGATTACAACACTTCCCGGTGGTCAAAATCTTGGTGAGATTGACGATATTGTATACTTCCAAAGAAAACTGTTTAGGTCACTAAATGTTCCTATTTCAAGATTAGAAGCAGAATCTCAGTTCACTCTTGGTCGTTCTACTGAAATCACTAGAGATGAACTTAAATTTACTAAGTTTGTACAAAGAATACGAAAGAAGTTTGTTCCATTATTCACTGATATTCTAAAAACACAACTTTTATTAAAGGGTGTTATATCGCCTGACGATTGGAAGAATATTCAAGAACATATTCAGTATGATTTCTTGGCTGATGGTCATTTTGCAGAGTTGAAAGAAGCAGAACTTCTTAATGATAGAATTAATACTTTGAATCAAGTAGAAGCATATATTGGCACATTCTTCAGCAAGACGTGGGTACAAAAGAATGTTTTACGATTAACTGAAATTGAAATTGAGGAAATGCAGAAAGAGATAAATAAAGAGTCTGGTATGGACCCAGAAGATGGTGGTATAAATCTTCCTGATGCTCATGGTGGTATTAGGAGAGATGATACTGCACAAGGTAAGGTTGGCGAACCGGGGGATGCAGAGGATAGTACAACATACAATCCACAAGAACAGCCTCCAGAAGAACCAAAACAAGAGCCACAGGAGTAGAAAATGAGTAGATCAATTGTAGATGCCATTGAATCTGGTGATAATATAAAAGCAGAAACCCAATTTTCAGATGCTATGATGAATAAAGTAGGTGGCTCATTGGAGTCCAATAGAAAAGAATTAGCTAATTCTTTTGTCAACAATAAGGTTAACAATGCTAAAGAAACTGAATGAAGTTTATCAAACCGCAGTTTTTGAAAGAGATGAACACAAAGCATCAAAGGAATACAAGAAATTGTCTCCTAAAATGCGGAAATCTGTTGATTCTATCTTCAAAATCATGGATGCTAAACCTTCAGATTTCCTAAATACTTTTGAGAAAACTATAAGAGAAGTATCAAAAAAGTTCGGTGTTACTGAAAAAGAACTGATGAGATACTTTGAAAAAGAAATGTTATCAACATAGGAGTAGGGTATGTCATTTAAAACATTACGAGTTGCTGGCACAGTTACAGCAGCACAGACAGCTGATGACGCAGCACATGAAGCTATCATTGGCAAATTATCCCCATCTTCCTCATACAGAGTAACAGAGTTTGGCGGCAATGATGTTCTTTTTCTTATTTCAGATGATTATCCTACGGCATCTTCCACAAATGGATTTTATTTAAAAGCAAACACCTCAACAACAGTAGTTCCTGATGTAGAACGGGCACTACGATTTGCTTCTGGAGTTCCTGTAGCACAGAATGATGATGATACAGGAGCAAACGGGATACTATTAGAATCTGGAACAGCAGATGATCCGGGCTTTCTTCTTTACGATAGAGCCGAGACCGAATTCCGTATTTCAGTAATCAATGAAACTGCCAGTAGTGACGGCGCTGTTTATGTTGAAGAAGTTGCACAAGGACATCCGGGCGCATGAATATAAAATTAATTTCAGAATCAATTCAAGATGTAGAATACATCTGTGAAGAGAAAGAAAACGGTAAGAAAGATTACAAGATTCGTGGCATCTTTATGCAGGGTGATATTAAGAACCGTAATGGTCGTATTTACCCTAAAGATGTGTTGATGAAAGAAGTTGCTAACTATAATAAGAAATTTGTTGACGAAAATAGGGCATTTGGTGAGTTAGGTCATCCAGAAGGTCCAACAGTCAACCTTGAAAGAGTCTCTCACCTAGTTACATCATTAAAACCAGATGGTAGTGATGTTATTGGTGAGGCTCGTATTTTAGAAACACCTATGGGTAAAATCGTCAAAACTTTAATGGACGAGGGAACCAAATTAGGTGTTTCATCTAGAGGCATGGGAAGCTTGGACGAGAGGAATGGTGCCAAGTATGTGAGAGATGATTTTTACCTTGCGGCTGCTGCTGATATTGTTGCAGACCCATCTGCTCCAAACGCTTTTGTAGAAGGTGTTATGGAGGGGAGAGAATGGGTTTGGAACAATGGTTCGTTAATTGAGGCGCATGTTGCAGAAGTGAAAAAGAAATTTGATGTTAAAAAGCGTCAAAGGCAAGCAAATATGGAAGCATTGGAGTTTGCTAAATTCCTCAAGAAATTATAAGTTATAAATAATATTTAACAAAAAGGAGACTTCCTATGTCTGAATTAGATCAAACAATTGAGGAACTCGAAGCGGAGGTATTAGCTGAACTTGAAGAAGCTTCTGATGCTGATGCCCCGAAAAAGGGTTCTGTTCCTGCCGAGGGAAAGAAAAAACTAAAAGCAGTTGGTAATGCTGAAATTCAAGATGGCGGTAAAGCCGTTGTTGAGCCTGATGCAGCTAGTTCACCAACTGATATTGCTGCTGATAAAGCATCAGAAGTTTCTGGTGATGCACAACAAAAAGGTGAAGGTAAGCCTGACCCAATACAAAAAATGAAAAAGGTCAAGGAAGCCGCTCACAAAGATGACGAAGAAGATGAAGAAGACGACGACGAAGAAGAAGTCGAAGAAGAAGAAGACGAAGATAAAAAAATGAGTAAAAAAGAACTCATGGCTGCTATGGATAAGAAGATGATGGGCATGAATAAAGAAGACCTTCATGCTGCTTATGGTTCCATGATGAATGGTATGCATGATGACAAAGAAGAAAAGGAAGATGAAGTCGCTGAAGCTGTAGAGATGCATATTCAGAACATTGATATCACTGCTGACGTTGAAGCTTTGGTAGCAGGCGAAGACCTTTCTGAAGAATTCATGCAGAAAGCCGCAACAATCTTTGAAGCGGCCGTTAAATCAAAGACCCGTGAAGAAGTTACACGAATTGTAGAAGAGCAACAACTTGCAATTGCTGAAGAAGTAGATGAGTATAAACAGTCACTTGCAGAAAAAGTAGATCAATACCTCGATTATGTTGTTGAGGAATGGATGAAAGAAAATGAGTTAGCAATTGAGCGTGGACTCAAAGGTGAGATTGCTGAAGACTTTATTTCTGGTTTGAAACAGTTGTTTGAAGATCATTACATTGACGTTCCAGACGAAAGATATGACGTTCTGGAAGCACAATCTGACAAGATTGCTGAACTGGAAGAGCAGTTGAATTCAACTATGGAATCTAATATCCAAATGAATTCTACGAACTCTGAGTTGGTTCGGGAACAGGTCATTGCAGAAGTTGCTTCTGATTTGACCGATACAGAAGTTGAGAAGTTTGCCTCTCTAGTAGAAGATGTTGACTTTGGGGATGAAGCTGGTTTCCGTGCCAAACTCGACACCCTAAAGGAAAACTATTTTCCAAAAAGTGAAAACCTAGAAGAGACTTTTATTCATAATGAAGATGACTACGGAAGCGCCGCACAGGACATTGATACGAGTGATACAATGAAGACATATTTGTCTGCTATTGGTCGTGTCGAGACTCGTATTAACGGGCGCTAAGTTTAATATTATAATAAATAGATGTAATAAAAACAAAGGAGAAACAAATGTTTCAAGCAGAACATCTACAAGAAAAGTGGTCGCCAGTCCTAGAACATCCCGATCTTCCAAGGATCGAAGATGCCTATAAGCGGTCTGTTACCACTGTTATCCTCGAAAACCAAGAAAAAGCTCTAAGAGAAGATTCAGCATTCCTTTCGGAATCCGTTCCTACAGGTAATGTGTCCGGCGTATCAAATTGGGACCCAATTTTGATCTCACTAGTTCGTCGTGCAATGCCAAATCTTATCGCATATGATGTGTGTGGCGTTCAACCAATGACAGGTCCAACAGGACTTATCTTTGCAATGCGTGCCCGTCATGCTTCGATGGATGGTGAAGAAGCATTGGTCGATGAGACAACCGGCGCAGTTGCTAACGGTTTCTCTGGTGACTTCTCGAACCAGAATGCCGGTGGTACAATCGGTGGTGGCGATATTGGTGCAAGTGAAAGCAATCCTGGCGTTCTTAACGACAGTCCTTCTGCTGGTACTTACACATTCGCAACTGGTATGACAACAGCACAAGGTGAAGCACTTGGTGATAGTTCCACTAATGCTTTTGCTGAAATGTCATTCGCAATCGACAGCTCAACTGTTACGGCAGTTTCCCGTGCATTGAAAGCTGAGTATTCAATGGAACTTGCTCAAGACCTCAAAGCAATCCACGGTTTGGATGCCGAGACAGAGCTTGCTAACATTCTTTCAACAGAAATTCTTGCAGAAATCAACCGTGAGGTTGTTCGTTCTATCTACAAGACTGCTGTAGCTGGCGCACAAATCAACACAACAACTGCTGGTATCTTCGATTTGGACACCGACTCAAATGGTCGTTGGTCAGTTGAGAAGTTCAAGGGACTTATGTTCCAGATTGAGCGTGATGCCAATGCGATTGGTCAACAGACTCGTCGTGGCAAGGGTAACATGATCATCTGTTCCGCTGATGTTGCTTCTGCACTTCAGATGGCCGGTGTTCTTGATTACACTCCTGCCCTCAACAACAACCTAAATGTTGATGATACATCCACCACATTTGCTGGTGTGATGAATGGTCGTTATAAGGTTTATGTTGATCCATACTCAGCAAATAGTTCTGCAAGTCAGTACTATGTTGTTGGTTATAAGGGTACATCACCTTATGATGCTGGTTTCTTCTACTGCCCATATGTTCCATTACAAATGGTTCGTGCGGTTGGTGAGAGTAACTTCCAGCCCAAAATTGGTTTCAAAACCCGTTATGGTATGGCTGCTAACCCATTCGCCGTTGCTGGTGCCGAAGCTGCAAATACTGCTGCTACAATCGCACTTACAGCGAACCAAAATTCTTACTATCGTCGGGTTAAAGTATCAAACCTCATGTAAGATTGTTACAACAAGAAACTTAACTATAAACTTGGGGAGGGCTTCGGCTCTCCCCTTTTTTTCTTTATAAATAGTTATATGTCAACTGCACTAGAAAGACAACCAGATAAGTTAGATTATCTTAGCCCAACTCAATTTCGTTTTGGTATTAACCAATTACCGAAGGTTGAGTTTTTCACAACTGCTGCAAATATTCCCGGCATCAATCTGGGTGACGCTGTGTTTGAAACTCCGTTTAAATCCATTCCAGTTATGGGTGATAAACTGACATATGAACAATTAACTATTAGTTTTATAGTTGACGAGTTTTTAGAAAACTATAGGTCATTACATGAGTGGATGACTGCTATAGGATTTCCAAAAGATAGAAAGCAGTTTAGAGATTTTAGATCAAATACATCAACTACACCTAGTGTATCTATATCTAATCCGTCATCCGAAAGGGTTGGAAAATCAACTCCAGCAAATGCATTATTTTCTGATGCGAACTTAATAATATTATCAAATAAAAATAATGCAATTATTCAAGTTGATTTTCAGAACATGTATCCCGTATCTCTTAGTGCATTGCAATTTAGTCAAGAGGGTACAGATGTTCAATATATAACAGCGAGTGCGACATTCTCATATCAGATATATGAATTTACTACATTGTAAAGGAAATAAATGGTGAAACAGTGATAATAAATCATAATCATAAATATGTTTTTGTTGCAGTAATGAAGACAGGATCAAATGCTGAGGCTCATACATTAAATAAATATTCCAAATGTAGCGCAAATCATTCTGTTTTAGATGATGGTTATAAATTTACTCATTTCATATCACCGCCAATATTAGAAAAGCTCTCTAGTATTAATGTACCAAGTAAAATTAACTTTCATGTTAAATCTTCTACCATAAAGGACCATTTTGAAAATGAGGGTTGGAATTTTGAAAATTATTTTAAATTTGGTTTTGTAAGAAATCCTTGGGACAGAGCAGTTTCAGGTTATTCATTTTCAAAATTTTCATCAAAGGGGGGTTCTTTTAAAATATGGTTAGAACATTTCTTAAATAAAAATATGTTTGCTGAACCAACCAATTTGCCGCAATCGGAATGTTTGACTGATGTGGATTATGTGGCAAGGTTTGAAAATTATGATGAGGAGATTACAAACATATTTGCAAAAATAGGTTTACCTCTGGAAAATATAAAGAAATATCATACCAACAAAACAAACCATAAACCATATTGGGAATATTATGATAATGAAGATATTATTAGAATTGAAAATTGGTTTAAGAAAGATATTGAAATATATAAATATAAGTTTGGAGAATAAATGGACAAGTTAAGTGAACTACAGGCAGAAGCCAAAGAAGACCTTATTATAATAGATGATGAAGACCTACACCAACAATCTTATAAAAATCAAATCATCAAACCAAAATGGTTGGACTATAAGTCCAAATATAAACTTATGATGTTTCAGTGCAAAGCTGAACATAAAAGGTTGTATCGCCAAAAATGGGAATATTACGGCGGCAAATCTGATGCAAAGATTTATGCTGCAAAACCTTTTGATCTCAAAGTTCTAAAGACAGACCTTCAAATGTATATCAATTCTGACGATGAGATTATTGAGACTGAGAAAAAAATTGTATACTATGAAACAATCGTAGAGTTTATAGACGGCATAATAAAGTCCATAGATAATAGAGGGTGGGATATTCGTACTGCCGCAGATTGGAAGAAGTTTATTGCCGGAGGTTTTTGATGAGAAAGTGGATTGGTTATTATGATGATGTTATTTCTGGTAGTCAAATAGAAGGTATTTATAATTATCCTTGGGACTGGAATCCATCAACATATTCTAGTCATAAAGGACAAAACCACAATAGCGAAGAACGAGTTAGAATGGATGAGGTTTGGGTTAGAGAAGAAAACAGACCTTATCCAGTTTTGAAAGATGCCGTATTAAAGTCTATGAGATTTTATGGAGAAGAACATGAACACTTTGCTTGCATCCATCATACTGACTTTCGTATTAACAAGTATGGTGTTAATGGTTTTATGTCCTCACATATTGACAACATACACCATTCTCATGGTCAAAAATATGGATACCCCCAAGTCTCGGTTCTCTTGTTTTTAAATGATAATTATGAAGGGGGAGAAATTATTGTTGCAGAAAATAAATACAAACCCAAAGCCGGTTCTGCAATAATTTTCCCTTCAAACTTTATGTTTCCACATGAAGTAACAACGGTAACAAAGGGTGAAAGGTGGAGTGTAATATCATGGTTGATGTAAAAAATTATATTGGTTATTATGAAAATATTATTGATAGTGCAATGTGTAAAGAAATCATTGAAAGTAATTGGGATTGGCGTGCAAGAACAGATCAGCCACCAGACGCAAATGCATCAGCTTTTATTGGCGGTAATGCTAGTGAAACTAGAGCGGACTTCGATGAAGATTGGCTTGATGTTCATCATGAATATCATAACTTATATCAAGCTTTAAAAGAATCACGTTCCAAGGTAGCTGATCTTTATAAAAAAGAACATGAAACATTTAATGTTACACATCATACTGATTTTCGTATTGGTAGATATGATACTGGTGGTTATGTGATTGAGCATTGTGATCTTCGTTATAAACCACATAAGGATGCAAATAATTCTCCTGAGAATTCATCGTGGGAACGACTAACTACAGCTGAAAAATGGGGTTATCCACAAGTTTCAATTTTTATGTTTCCTAATGATGATTATGAAGGAGGAGAACTTATTGTTGCTGGTAATGAAATTCATTATACAGCTGGTTCTGCAATAATTTTCCCTTCTACCTTCATGTTTCCTCATGAGATTAAACCAGTAACAAAAGGAGAAAGGTGGAGTGTAATATCGTGGTTAATGTAATAAAACACGAAATATTTCCAACGGTAGTGTATCAGTTTAATTGTGGTTTTAATGATCTCAATGCACTTGATGTAACACAAATGGATACTTACATTTTAGCAAATGAAAATGAAGATATGGTGAATCAATCTAAAGATGGATTACAGAATCTATCTACATTTAGAAAATTGGTAGATATTATTCATGAACAGAATGAGAAATATTTAAATGATTTAAAATACAAGTTTGATAAAATAGAAATTACAAGCATGTGGTCAAATCATCTAAAGTCCAATCAATCTCACCCACCACATACACATTCTAACAACTTACTCTCTGGAGTATTTTATCTCCATTCTGAATTTCCAGCATCACCAATTCAATTCTTTGATCCTAGAGTTCAATCAAGTGTCCTTGCTCCAAGAAAAGAATCAAACAAATATAACTCAAATATGGTTCAGTTTAATTGTTTACCATGCACTGGATATATTTTTCCAGCATGGTTGCAACATTGGGTTCCTCCAACTCCTGTAGACAGAATTAGTGTATCTTGGAATATTATTGTTAGGGGTGAGTATGGGGAAGTCGGAACTTTCCAAAATGCTAATATCTAAAAAGAGCGAAGTATATCTAAGCTTGTCTGATGTTGAACCATCCGTAGCTGCTGAACTCAATGATTTTTTTACCTTTGAAGTTCCCGGTTTCAAATACATGCCTGCATACAGAAGCAAGATGTGGGATGGAAAAATCAGATTGTACAATATTGTCACAGGTGAGATATATGTTGGACTTCTCCCCTATATAGAAGAGTACCTTAAAAATAATGGTGGAAATTATGAACTGGAAACCGGAGTTAGAAGTGAACGCACAGTGGCCGGAAGTGTGGTGCAAGGATTTATACGAGGGCTTAGACCGACCCTTGATGGAAAACGGATTGAAGTACGAGATTATCAAATTGATGCCATTGCCCATGCTATTGCCACAAATCGTTCTTTGCTTATTTCTCCTACTGCT